TTGTCTTAAGCCCATTGTATATGGGCAGTTATGGCACAAAATATTTTTTAAAATTGCGCAAAAACAAAAAAATATGATGTTTTCTCTCAACAAAAAATTTTCAAACTAATTCCGCCATACGGATTAACACACTTCCATTTTCGCCGCCGATTGCATGATACTATCAAGTATCAAGTATTAAGATAATAATTATCAAGTAAGCAAGATGGTTGATACAACAACAACAAAGAAAAAGAATAAAGGTGGTAGACCAACAGCGTATAAACCAGAGTATGCTAAAGACGTCTACGATTACTGCTCTATTTTCGGCGCAACCGACAAGATGCTGGCCCAAAAATTTGGAATTGCCGAAAAGACTCTCAATAACTGGAAGGCTGACTATCCAGAGTTTTTACAGGCCTTAAACGCAGGCAAAGACAAGTTCAACACCGCCAATGTAACTAAGTCCTTATTGCAGCGGGCTTTAGGGTACGAGATCGTCGAGAAAGAATACAAAAACGGCGTGCTCTATAGGCGTACGGTTAAGCAGGTGGCTCCTGATGTTACGGCGTGCATTTTCTGGCTCAAAAACCGCGATCCGGAGCGGTGGCGCGATAAGCAGGAGCTCGAACATTCTGGGGATCTCCAGATCAACATTGTGCATTATGGCAACCATAACAGTGCCACATAACTTTATTCCGCGGGATTATCAGCTGCCATTCTTGCGTGCGATGGATAACGGCTGTAAGCGTGCGGTTATGGTGTGGCACCGCCGGTCCGGCAAGGATAAGACCTCCATCAATTACGTGGTTAAGCGGGCCCTGGAGCGGCGTGGTTATTATCCGTACTTCTTTCCCACGACCGCAATGGGTCGTAAGGTTCTTTGGGACGGGATGGACAGATCGGGGTTTAAGTTTATGGACCATATTCCGCCGCAGATTATTTCAAACAAGAACAATACCGAGATGAAGGTAACGTTATGCAATGGATCTATCATCCAGATATTGGGGACGGACAACATCGACAACGTAGGTGTCAACCCAATCGGCTGTGTGTTCAGCGAGTTCTCATTGCAAAGCAAGCAGGGCTGGGATTTAATCAGGCCAATTCTGGCGGAGAATGGGGGGTGGGCTGTCTTTAATTTCACTCCGCGCGGCAAAAATCATGCTTATGACCTGCTTAGGATGGCACAGGCCAACGATGCGTGGTTTGCCGAGGTGCTCACAGTGGATGACACAGGCGCAATCAGTCAGGATGCAATCGAGGCGGAGCGTGCGTCGGGCATGTCTGAGGATATGGTGCAGCAGGAGTTTTACTGCTCCTTTGAGCTTGGTCAAGAGGGCAGTTATTATGGCAAGTATATGACCACGGCCCTCCAAGAGGGGCGTATTTGCAGCGTTCCGTTCGATCCGGCTGTTCAGGTTATCACCGTATGGGACCTTGGCGTTGGCGATTCTACGGCCATTTGGTTCTGTCAACAGGTTGGCGGTGAGGTCCACCTAATCGACTATTATGAGCGCAGCGGCGAGGGGTTGGCCCATTATGCATCTGTGCTTGAGGACAAGCGGGCTGAGCATCATTGGATTTACCAGGCACATTATGCTCCACACGACATTGAGGCGAGGGAGCTCAATACTGGGCTGTCACGCAAGGATTATGCTTTCCAGCTGGGCATACGGTTCTCGACTTTGCCCAAGATCAGCATTGACGCCGGTATTGAGGCGGCCAGGGCCGTGCTCCCGCGATGCTGGTTTGACGAGCGCAATTGCGCGGATGGCATCAAGGCCCTCGAAAATTACCGTAAGCGGTACGACGAGAGGCACAATGTGTACAGCAATGTTCCGCTGCACGACTGGGCCAGCCATGGGGCTGATGCGTTCCGCTATTTGGCGATTGCGCTTAAGCAGTCGTCTAATCAGGCGTCAATGACCGAGCACCAGGCCCGCGAGCTGTACGAGCAATACGCCAGGCCGATTATGATTGGATAATTATGGCAACAGATAGCGATATAAAAAAAGACTTTGACGAGGCCTATAATCAGGCCAATGCCGGCTGGTGCGATTATCTCAAGGAGGCCGAGCAGGACTTCAAATTTATGTGCAACGACCAGTGGAATTCCGTCGAGAAGCAATATCTTGCGGCGCAACGACGCAATGCCCTGGTTTTTAACCGCATTCGACGGGTGGTCAAGATTATATCGGGTTATCAGCGCAAAAACCGCCTTGCGTACAAGATAGACGCGGTTGGGATGGAGGATGACAGAGCAGCAAGCCAGATTACCGGCGTGCTGATGGATGTTATGCGGGTTGGCAATGGCTATAACGTGATGAGCGATGCGTTTGAGTGCGGGCCGTGTATCACAGGCCTTAACGTTGTAGAGCCATTCGTAGACAGGAATGGTGACATTAAGTTTAAACGCATTCCATACAACAAATGTCTGCTTGATCCGACATTTTCAGAGCGCGATCTGAGCGATTGCGGGTATGTGATAAGGCGGGAATATGTGAGCAGGGACGAGGCCAAGATGCTTGTCCCAGGCCACGACGCTGAAATTGATGATCTTCAGGTTGGCAGGGATGAAAAGTTCCCCTATCTGACCGTTGCCAATAAGCGATTTGCGGAGAGATTGTTAAGCTACGACGAGTTTTGGCGTAAGACCACTAAGAAAATTAAGGTTCTTCTGGATCGTACGACTGGTCAAGAGCAAGTATGGCACGGAGGCCAGAAAGCTCTTGACTATGTTCTGACGAAATATCCGATGGTAACAGCGATTGACCGTTGGGTTGACAGTGTGAATTTGGAGATTTTCATTCAGGGAGTTCAGTTCTATTCTGGGCCCGACCCATTCGGGCTGGATGAATACCGGTTTGTCCCGTTGCTTGGATTCTGGTATCCGGAGGTCGAAAGCGATAAGCTGAAGCTTCAGGGCGTTGTTCGGTCAATTCGAGATCCGCAGGTTGAATTCAATAAGCGGCTCAGCCAGGAGATTGATATTATTGAGAGTCAGATTAACAGCGGCTACGATGCGATTGAGGGTGCCGTCGTAAATCCGGAATCATTGTATCAATCCGGCCAAGGCAAGGTAACTTGGGTCAAGCGTGACGGGAATCCTGTCGGTCTGGATGCCATACGCAAGAAGCAGCCGGTTGATATACCGCAGGGTCTGTTTATGCTTAATCAGACCATTGACAATCTATTGACGGAGATTCCTGGGATCAACGAGGAGTTGTTTGGGACGGAAGAGAAGGATATTGCCGGCGTGTTGTCTAAAATGCGTCAAGGCGGGGCCTTAACTATCCTTCAGGACTTGTTTGATCATTATCGATTCAGCAAGAGATTGCTCGGCAAGAAGGTTATCAATCTGATTCAGAAGCATTATCATCCGCAAAAGGTTATGCGGATTATCAATGAGCAGCCCATCCGGGAATTCTATGATCCGGATCTGAGCCGCTATGATCTCAGTGTACAAGAGGGCCTGCTTACGGACAGCCAGCGTCAGATGTATTATGAAGAGCTGAAGGCGCTTCAGCAGGCTGGTGCTCCCATTCCGTTTACAGCGATAGTGGAGGCCGCTCCAATCCAGCTGAAAGAGCATCTGAAAAAGCACATTGCTATGGCAGAGCAGGCCCAGATGCAGGCTTCACAGGGTGAGCAGCAGATGACGCAGATTACACAGCAGCTGATGCAGTCGCAAATTGCGGAAAACCTGGCTCAGGCCCAGGAAAGACGCGCTGAAATACAGCAGAACATAGCCACAGCTGGCTTGAATCGAGCCAAAACGGCTGCCGAAATTCAGAAAATGCAGTTGGATGGCTTTGCAAAGACAGCCAAAGCCGTTGCAGATTTGGAAAAAATCCGGCTTCAGGATCGCAAGAAGGCCAGAACACGGAGATAATGATGGATTTGAGCAAGTGTCGAAAGGTGGTGAATGATGGTTGCTTTGTATACAGGTGATCTCCGACGAGAGCTTGGCAGGGAGCTGATGGCCTCGCTGGATAAGGTTATCAGTGACAATTCAGGCAAGCATGCTGCGTATTACATTCTGGTTTACAGTGATTGGGATCATGCTCAGCCTGGCATATTGCGTACCAAGCTGATTTTGATGCTCGACCGCCCGCCCGCCATGCTGGGTACATTGTGTATCTATGTGGATAACCGGAAAGGCCTTGCAAAGATTTTACATGCCCTGCCACAGGATATTCCGACGGAACACGTCGAGATGTCTGATGAGGGGAGTAAGGGTGTGTTTGATTCAGCACAAGAGAATGATTCGCCAATAATTTATTAGAAACGAAGAGGGAAAAATGATTAAGAAAGTAACGGTTAATGGTAAAACGAAATATCGAGTAGTTACCCATCAGACTCATCGCAATATGGGTACTTACGGTACAATACAGCAAGCCGAAAAGAGATTAAAACAGATTAAACGATTTAAATGAAATGGTCGTTTTTAACCAGCGACACGGGCTTTCAGGCGTTACAGCCGGACTCGCCGACCGGCACGGGTTGAAGCCGAACCATAGTCGCAACAGTAATCAGGAGTATGAGTTATGGAATTAGAACAGGAAGTACAGCAAACGGGCGTTAATGATGTTCCTGCCGCCGAGGAGCAAGTGAATCAAAATCAAGGCCAGCAGGCCGCACCACAGGCCAATCAGCCGCAGGCGCCTCCGCAGTCGATTCCGTATGAGCGGTTTCAGGAGGTCAACAACAAGGTCAAGGAGCTTGAGCAGCAGGTTCAGCTGTCACGGCAGCAAATTGCCTTGTATCAGGCGAACATGCAGAATGCTCAGGCCCAGCAGCCTCAGCAGCAGGTACCCAACTTCTATGAAGGGCTGGAAGACGATGATGTGATGACCGTCGCGGAAGCCAAGAAGGCAACCCAGGCCATGGTGCAGCAGGTACAGGCCTCGATTGGAGAACTTCAGTTTCTTGTTCAGCATCCAGATTATCAGCAATTAGTCGGGACTCCTCAGCAGTTAGGGGAACCGTTAAAACAGGCGATTTTGAAAAACCCTCAAATTATGACGGAAATTCGCTATAGCCCAAATCCGATGTTGACTGCTTACAACTATGCGAAGATGGCACAGATGAGCATGCAGGATGGTAAGCAGCAGCAACAGCAGCCAAATCAGACCGCAGCCGCTGCAATTCAGGCAGCCAGTCGGCCAGGGTCTGTAAGCATGGTTGCAAACAGGGGTGCCCTGAATGCGGCTAATCGTTTTGCGGCAATGTCGGACGAGGAATTCGCTAAGTATGAAGCCGAAGTTCTGTCTAAAATGTAGAAAGGATAGTATGTTATGGACAATTTGACAACCACGACTCAGGTGGATTCCGGAATAGAGGTTTACTATGACAGGGTTTTGCTGAAAAATGCAAGACCTAAGCTTGTGCATACGAAGTTTGCACAGAAGAAGACGCTGCCGAAAGGCAATAACAAGACCATCAAGTTCCGCCGGTATGCGGCGTTATCCACTGCCACTACGCAGCTGGCAGAAGGTGTAACACCATCCGGTCAGAGACTGAGCAAAACCGATTTGCTGGCAACCGTCGCCCAATACGGCGATTTCGTGCATATCACGGATGTAGTCGATATGACCAATGCAGATCCTGTATTGACCGTTGCCGCCCAGGAACTTGGCGATCAGATGGGAAGAACAATTGATGAAATTGTTCGTGACATTCTGGTTGCGTGTTCGTCCAGCACAACGGCCTCCAATGGTACCGGAACTGCTACCAAACTGAATAAGACGGATATTGATGCTGTTGTTCAGATTCTTTTGAACAATGACGCTTCCATGATAACCGAGCTGATCAAGGCCGGAACCGGACAAGGTACATCGCCGGTCAGGCCTTCCTTCTGGGGGATACTCAATACGGCTCTCATTGATGATCTGGAGGCGGTGAGCGGGTTTAAGTCAACCGCTAATTATCCGGCTCAGAGCAATGTGGATGAGGCCGAGTGGGGTTCAACCGGAAATGTTCGCTGGCTGGCTTCTTCGGTTGCCCATAGCGGCGGGACACCCACAGATCCGTTTGATGGTAGCGGGACGTATTATTATCTGCCTATCCTTGGCAAAAACGCTTACGGCATGGTAGATCTTGAAGCCGGCAATGCCAAAAACATCGTCAAGAGCTTCGGCTCCGGCGGTACGAGCGATCCGCTTAACCAACGGGCAACGAGCGGCTGGAAAACGATGTTTACAGCTCGCATTCTGAATGACAACTTCATGCACGTTCTGAAGGTGACACACAGCTAATGGAGCGTCAAAACCGGAGATAACGGCCTTGAAACAGGCATTTTGAGAAAGGAATAACCGATGAAAAAAGTAAGTGGACGTTTTATTGCGGATGGTTCCGCGATAAATGTAAATATCGGCTTCGTGCCGGATTATGTAAAACTCATCAGGGCTTTGGAAGAAACCAACCCGAATATCTATGAGTTTTACAAGGATTTATCAGATGCGGGTGCCAATGGCCAATATGGACTGCTGTTGACAGGTTCTACTGGAGTCGTGACTGTTCTGGCAGGAACCAACAACAAGATTGCTGCTTATACTGGCGGCACGAAGGTCAAGGTTAAAATCCCTGCTCCCGATGGTGACGGCTTTGTGAACGCGAATGTATCGGATTTTGTTGCCGGTGCTGCACAGCCGACCGCCAGGAGTACAACGGCAGTTGGGACGGTTGTACGGCCAAGCAACCATAACGGGTTTGTGTACGAATGCACAGTTTCTGCGGGTGTTTTGGGGACTGAGCCGACATGGCCGACTACCCCTGGCGATACGGTATCCGACGGAACAAACACCTGGATTTGCCGCCGTGAGGACGTTGTGTTTGAAAAGGCAGCCGGATTTACCGTTGGGTCAGGCCTGTCAACAGATGGCGATGAGTGGATTTATGTCGCGGAACAGCATGACAAGGTTGTCAACCATGGTGATGCGGCAGCGGCAGACCCTATTTGAGCAACTGAATTTGGGAGTGGGCTGTCGTAAGTCCACTCTCTTTTATCATTTTCCGAAAAACGGATTATGGAGGAAAAATGCACTATGGCAAAATTATCAACAGAACGAATTAGAGAAGAATTAACGAAGCTCGGCGTATCTTTTACGGAAGAAATGGACTATGCCCAGCTTTGTCAGCTTCTCAAAAGTGCAGGCAGCCGCGATGAATCTGAGACTGCCGAAGCAGAAAATGAAATGCAGGCTGTAGAAACAAAGCCGCAAACTCCGGATGAACAGCTGCGGGCCGAGGCGGAAAAGAAGGCACGCATCGAGGCGGAAGCCAGAGCCAGGGTCGAAGCCGAGATGAGAACACAGAAGGCGGCTGAGCCGAAACGCAGGCCCTCTCCGGAAGAAATCGCCGTTAAGAACGATCCGCTGATTGAGGTTGTTTTTAACAACATTGAATCGCCGGATGTGACGCATTACTTCACTTATGGCGGTCAGAAGTTCGAGCTGAAAGACGGGGAAAAAGTCAAGTTGCCTTTGTGTGTTGTCAATCACCTGAACAGCCTGAAGGTTCCGATTCGCAGATATGATGAAAATGCTCCGTCCGGCCAGCAGACCGTGGTTACCGGTATGCGTAACCGATTCAGTTGTCAGCCGGTGAATCTGAAGCCTCAGATGGTCGGCTAAAACGCAGTAACAAACGAATTGAAAAGGAATATCACAATGAAGAAACTAATGATTGTTAGCATGTTCATGATTGCATTCTTTGCCTTTATCCTCTTTGCAGAGCCCGAACAAATTACCTTTGACACGGTAAGCAACCCCGTTCTTCTGGAGCGGTTTCTGCGAAATCCGCGTTGGCCCGGGGACATGGTTTTTGATGGTGTTTGTTATTTCAATGGGTCTTACCCGATTATATTTGAAGGAGCTACGATTGGTGGGGGAAAAACATATATTTCGGTTACTGAACCAACGACAAACTGTATGATCACACTTCCCAAAACAACGGGAACGGTGTTGCTTAACACATCAGCTGTTCGCACAGCACAACAATATGTTCAGGGCATAGCAGGTGCGAAAGTGGGTGCTTCCGGAGAAGGATGGGTAATCAATGCAGCGGACAGTAAATGTCTGGCAACTCTGCCGGCTTCCCAAACAGCAGAAAATATGGTGATTCCAATCACCGTGCCGCTTAAGGTCGGCTATACCATTACAGGATTTTCAATCATCGGCCAGATTGAAAGTGCTGGCGGGACGGTAACGCTGAATGCGGATTTGCGAAAACACACCGCCGCTGCCGCTGATGTAGCCGATGCCAGTGTAGGAACAATTACACAACTCTCTGTTACAGAAGATACGCAAATATTATCGGGTAAAAGCGGACTTAATGAAGCGGTTGCGAATAATGAAACATTCTATGTTGTTATTACGGGTACAACCGCAGCCAGTACGGACATTGCCATTCAGGGAATTACACTTACCGTTAATGAGCTTTAATTTCGAGAAAGCCTTCCATGAACTGGACATTAGCCCAATTGCGGTCAAAAGTTCGAGAGCTTACAGGGCAGTTATCGGCTTCACAGTTGTCTGATTCTGTGCTGAATGACACGATCAATGATTTCTACCAGAACGCGTTCCCCAACGAAGTCGAATTGCCGGAGCTGAAAACCTTTTATACGTTTGACACAGTTGACGGAACGGGCAGTTACAGCTTGCCTTCTTCTGTTTTGAGACTTGAAAAGCCCATTACGGTTGACGATGGTGATGGTGATGCAGTTGTGAAACTTGGGTTCTGGACCGATGCCAATGCATTCTTTACTCTTTATCCGGAAGATGATAGTGCTGATAAGAATGAGCCGATAGCGCTGCTTCTGTACGGTTCTACCTTGTACTTAAGACCCATCCCAGACGGCTTGTATACCGTCAAGGCAGCCGCCGTTCAGCGACCAGCCGCCCTCGTGGAGGATACAGATGCTGTTATCAATCCGAAATGGGGGCCGGCTGTCGCCTATGGTACAGCCATTCAGATGTTTATCGACCAAAAGGACAGTGCCGGGGCCGATGAATTGACTGGTATTTATCAAGTCCATCTAAATTCAATCGGCAGAAAGCATTTACAGCAACTCTCGGCCTTTCGTTCTGTGCCGAGCTTTTAAGAAAGGATTATTATGCGTAGAATTATTGGAATATTATTTGTTTTGATGCTGGCAGCGTCAGTCGGTGCCACTGGAGGTTATGGCGGGTTGTACGTTAATAACCGCGTTCCCGGCATGGACCTGCTGCGGGCGGCTCAGAACAGCAACACGCTGTATATTCATCCCGGCATGACCTCCGCACAAATTCAGGCGGCGATTGATGCGTTTGAAGCGAGCAAGACCTGGGCGGCGGACGAGCCGGGAACGGTGATCTTTTATCCCGGCAAATACAGCAGTTTGGATCTCTCGCTGGGCTCGGATCACATCATCATTGATGCCTCGATGCCGGGCGTGGTGCTTGCAGGGACGATCACGGCGGTAGACAGCCCGACAGGACTGTCTATTTATTTGTGGGATCACCCGTCGGGCACGTATCCGGCAAGCTTATCGCTGGTTAATATAGAGGAGGTGTAGTGTGAGATCAATTATTATTCCCACGACTCACAGCACAGCGGACAGATTAACCCGCTGTACGAGTGGGCGCCGGAGGATCATCTCATTCGGCACGAGGGGGATATTCGGCTCCGCATGCGCGGCTTTCCTGGGGCGCCGATGCACGGTAAATGAAAAAAGATGAAAAAAAAAGGAAGAAGAAAAATGAAAAAGATACTGATAATCATTTTGGGCTTAAGCATCAGCTCAACAGCCGTCTGCGCCGGACTGTATGACGGCGGCGGATTGTTTGGGTTTGCGCCAAATCAAATTATGCAGCATTACTGTTATGTTGTGGCCGCGTCAAACGCTCCGTCAAAGATTAAGGCCGCGGCGGATTTTGTTTGTGACGGCGTGGATGACCAAGTCGAAATCAATGCGGCCTATGCGGTAATCCAGACGCTTATCAGCGACACGATGGGCTATACCGGCACGCATATAGGGGGGAAGATTCAG